GATAATTTCCAGGTACAATCATACTAGAGGGGGTCTTTACCCCCTCTGTATAAGCCTTATATCAAGAATTTTTTTACTCATCTTCTCAATGGTAGTGGCAAATCATCCTGATATAGTAATTTTGCAATTACTATACCAATTACGACCTTTTGCCATAAATCTTTAGTCTTATTCTTTTATCAGGGCTAGTTTTAAAATTATAAAGTCTTTCAATCATTATAATAAAGTCATCTCTACTACCCTGATTAGTCAATTTAGCAGAAAAGTTTTCTACCCTTCTTTTAAATATTGACCACACAAAGGACTTATCATTCATAACTGAAATCATAGCACGAATAAAGTTACCCTTTTTCCATTTATCAAAGTAATTACCTATCCATATGATAGCATTAGCTATTTCTTTGGCTTTTTCTAAGTCATGTACCTTAAAACCACCCTCACGAAACTCACGATAATCGTGTTGATCTAAGTAACCTTTACCATTCAGCATAGCAAGTGAGTCTGATACACTAAAACCGAAAGCTCTAACAAACCATTCTAAGGTTATATAATGCTCTGCATTCAACTTAAAATGAGACATCATATATTCATGCATTGTCCATTTACGATTAACAGAGTTTAACTTTCTAATATCTTGAAGAGTTAAACCTTCTTTTATTATATAATGAACTGGCAATCCTAAAATTTTGTAAGCTTCAAGTCTATGTTGACCATCACATACTTCCATTTTTTCGTTAACAATAATAGGGATATTTAGATCTCTCTCATCTATTTGAGAAGATAAATCTTTGACATGTTTATCAACTATATCTCTATTACCAATAAGATAAGTAAACAAATTGTAATCAGTAGTGATATGAATTTTATTCTTATCTTTCTTAGTTTTTTTATCGTCTTTGTCCAATTTTTCCTCCATTGACTGATTGGATTTTCTAATTGCTTTTGCAATCATTACTACAATACATAATACAATATATTTATATTGCAAGTAAAAAAATAAAAAAATGATAGTTTAGGTATTGACATGTATGTAATGATGTCTATATTTAACCTTGCAAGTAGAAATTTTAACGAAAGTGAGGTTAGTATGGCACAGAATTTCTATGACATGAACGATCAGCAGCTTTTACAGGAGAAGATCTTGTTAAAGCAGGAGATTGATCGACAAAAAAAGAAGATGGAAGAACTTAATAGTCTTTTGTCAGCAAGGTTCTTTAATGATGCTCATAAAGATTTACAGAGACAAGGTAAAGACTTTGGTACAACTACTATATTTTCTGAACAAGAAGATAAAGTTAAGGTTTCCATTAATAAAAAAGTAACATGGGATCAGCAGGCATTGCGAGATGCTTTCGATAGTATGGACCCTGAAGATGCAAGGCATTATGCAAAAGTAACATATGCCGTGGAAGAGCGAAAATACACAAACGCTCCTCCAGCTATTATTACAAAGCTTCAGCCAGCGAGAACTGTCGAGCAAGGAACAGTAAATATTGATCTTGTACAACCAGAGGAGGCTTAATTGGCTTTAGAAATAATAACTGCCGAACAACGTATGGCAGA